TCCGACTTCGATAACCGTATCGACGTTGTTCCTGTATCTGACCCCAATGCGGCCACTATGTCGCAGCGAGTGATGCAGTATCAAGCTGCTATTCAACTCGCCGCACAAGCACCGCAATTCTACGATCTGCCTGAGTTGCATCGAAAGATGCTGGAAGTCCTTGGTATAAAGGATGTTAAGAAGATTATCCCTGATAAAGTAGATGCCCCTCTACTTGATCCTCTTTCGGAAAATCAAAACATCACAAATATGAAACCTGCTAAAGCGTACTTAACGCAGGACCATGATTCTCATATAACCGCTCACATGTCGTATGTGCAGAATCCTACGGTCCAACAGCAGTTGGGACAGAATCCTCAGGCAAACGTAATCTTTGCTGCTTTCATGGCTCATATCGCAGAGCATGTTGGCTTTGCGTATCGCTCACAGATGGAGAAACAGTTGGGCATTCCTCTCCCCTTACCGGGAGAACCGATGCCAGCAGACGTGGAATCCAATCTATCCAAGGCGATTGCCGATGCTTCTCGTATGCTTTTACAGCAGGCGCAGGGTCAACAGGCAGCACAGCAATCCCAGCAGCAGGCGCAAGATCCAGTATTGCAACTCCAGCAGGCAGAGTTGCAGTTGAAGCAAGCCGAATTACAGCAAAAGGCCCAAGAAGCCCAGCAGAAATCGCAGCTTGAGCTGGTAAAAAGCAACCAGAGGAACCAATTAGAGGCTACGCGAATCGCTTCGCAGACTCAAATGGCGCAACAATCCTCTGCACAGAAGGCACAGCAGTCCCAAAGCGAACTGGCGATTGAGAACCAACGTCTACAGTTGGATATTCAACGCCTGCAAAATGACAAGATTGAGTCGGATGCTCGTACCCAAGCAGAAATGCAACGGATCCAGACCGATAACGACATGGCAAAGGCTAAAATCGCAGAGATATTAGCGAAGATGGACACCATGGGAGGTGCCATTGGACCTACGATCTAAGTTCTTTGCTCGACTTGACGATCTTTCAGAGACAAGCTCCACTTATGTAGTCTCTGGTTTTTGCGTAGACTACGCAGAATACAAAAACATAGTGGGAAAACTATCAGGACTTCAACAAGCACGTCAGGAGTTCCAGGAAATCTGGGGCAAACTGTCGCAAGACGCCGAAGAAGACTGAAGCAAACGCTAAATTAGCGCAAGGATGAACGAAACATAAATGCAAAACCTACCAATTCCTGTAGGGTATAAAATCCTCGTCAAGATGCGTAAGGCTATTGACGAAAAGACCAAGGGCGGTATCTATATTCCTGACCAAATCAAGCAGGATGAGAACACGGCTTCCCTAATTGCTAAAGTTTTGGCAATTGGACCAGATGCATATAAGGATATGTCCAAATTCTCTAGTGGGCCTTGGTGCTCAGTAGGGGATTACATCATGGTTCGTAGTTATAGCGGTACTCGCTTCAAGATTGAAGGCGATGAATACCGTTTTATCAACGATGACACTCCTGAAGCTGTTGTTTCTGATCCAGATAGTGTGGAGAGGATCTAGTGCCAGAAGAATACATGGAATCAGAGCTAATCGTACCGAAGGGTGGGGACTCGGAAGAGTCTTATGATGACGATAAGGACTCTGATGTAGATATTGAGATCGTTGACGACACCCCGCCAGCAGATCGTCGCGCTCCCCGCGATGAATCAGTAAGAGCTACCCCAGAAGACGACGATGACGAGCTGAAGAACTACTCTGAAGGCGTACAGAAGCGCATTAAACGTCTTAAGTACGAGTTTCATGAGGAGCGCCGTGAAAAAGAGAAGGTAACTAGACAGGCCCAGGAGGCATTTAACTACGCCTCTGCTCTGCAAAAACAAGTTGAGGTATATCGTCAGCAAACCGACAGCAGTAATCGGGCGCTCATCTATACTTCGGCGATCCAGAAGGGTTCTGAGCTAAAAGACGCCAAGCGGATGCTGAAAGAAGCATACGAAGTTGGCGATACGGACAAGATGGCGACTGCTCAAGAGCAAATCGCAATTCTTGCTAATGAAAAGCGAGCACTTGACTCATATACACCACCTGCACCTGAAAGCGTAAACTATCAGCAACAACAGGAAAACATACAGCCCGTAGCTTACCAACCTGCACAACCTCAGGTGTCTGCCAAAGCTGTCCTCTGGAAAGATAAAAACAAGTGGTTCGGAAAAGACATGGCTCTTACCGGCCATGCGATAGACATTCACAATAAACTGGTTGATGCCGGTGTGGATGCTGAAAGTGAGCAGTACTACAATGCCATTGATAGTGCTGTATACAAGTTTCATCAAACTATTTCTGGTAATCGGGGCAATGCCCAAGAGCCTGCACAAAACAAACAAAAAAACGGAGTAGTCGTTAGTTCTTCTCGAACTCCTAACGGCCAAACCCGCACAAAAGTCCAACTAACGGAATCAGCTCTTGCTGTTGCCAAACGCTTAGGGATCACCCCACAACAGTATGCTAAGGAATTACTTAAGCAGCAAAAGGAAAATCAGTAATGAAGCCAGACCGTGAATTGGAAACCCGTGAAGCTGAATCTCGTGTAGAGTCATGGAAGCCTCCCTCGTTGTTACCGGATCCGACTCCTAGTGAAGACTGGGTATACCGTTGGGTTCGCAAATCTGTTCGTGGCGAGTCTGACCCCTCAAATGTTTCCATCCGAATGCGCGAAGGATGGGTAATTGTGAGAGCGGAAGACCACCCCGATGTCGTTTTGGAAGTCGCATTTAACGAATCCCGAAATGGAACGATTGAGATGGGCGGTTTGATTCTATGTAAAGCGGATCGTCGAGCAATGGAGAGTCGTAATCGTTATTACGAGACGATGACCAGTAAGCAGACCGATGCCGTAAACAATAATCTAATGAAGGAAAACGATAGTCGTATGCCTCTCTTTCAAGAGAACAGGACTAAAGTCTCCTTCGGAACAGGAACTTAAGAGGAACTCTATATGGCTGCTACAGCTACTCCTTATGGCCTGATCCCGTATGAATTGGCGGGTGCCGCTCTTCGCGGTGCTGCTCGGAAATTCCCGATTGGTGCGAACAACACCAATGCCATTTACTTCGGATCTGCCGTCAGCGTTAACTCCGGTGTCGTTACCATTATCGGTGCAACGCCTACCACGACTCGCAATACGAATACTCCGACTGGCATCTTTGTCGGCTGTGAGTATGTCGATCCTACTGGCCGTCCTAACTGGGCGCAGTATCTCCCGGCTGGAGCTACGAACGCTGGTTACACGAACATTTATGTGTACGTTGTTGATGATCCTAGTGTCGTCTTCAAGGTTCAAGCGAATGCTACGGTTGCGACCACTGCTGTTGGTAATAATGCTCCTCTGGCTAACGTGACCTCTGGTTCCACGACCAGCGGAAACTCCAGCAGTGTTCTTAGTGCCGCTGGCATTACGACGACCAACACGTTGGCTGTAAAAATCATTGGCTTCGTTGACTCGGTTTACTCGACTCCCGGCGATGCTTTTACTGACTGTCTCTGCGTTTGGAATCACGGCGTTCATGCCTACACCAACGCAACTGGCGCATAACTAGGAACAGGTTAAGGAACAAATACCATGGCTATTACTCGTTCACAAATGTTGAAGGAGCTTGTTCCCGGTTTGAACGCTTTGTTCGGCTTGGAATATGCTCGTTATGGTGAGGAACACAAAGAAATCTTTGAGATCACCAGCTCGGAACGTGCGTTTGAAGAGGAAGTCAAGCTCTCGGGCTTTGGCACTGCTCCTGTTAAGTCGGACGGTGGAGTTATCGCCTACGACAACGCTCAGGAAGCATACACCTCGCGCTACACGCATGAGACGATTGCTCTTGGCTTTGCAGTTACCGAAGAAGCGATGGAAGACAATCTGTATGTCTCCGTCTCTGAGCGGTACACCAAGGCGTTGGCTCGTGCTTTTGCCAACACCAAGCAGGTTAAAGGTGCGAACGTGCTTAACAATGCTTTCAACTCCAGCTACACTGGCGGCGACGGCAAACGGCTTTGCGCTACGGACCATCCGCTTGTCACTGGCGGTAGCAACTCCAATCGCCCCACGACTGGTGCTGACCTTAACGAGACTTCGCTTGAGGCGGCTATCATTCAAATTGCTGGCTGGACGGATGAGCGTGGTTTGCTCATTGCCGCAAAGGCTCGTAAGCTGATTGTTCCCCCGGCTCTCCAGTTCGTTTCTGAGCGGCTCCTGAAGTCTCTCTTGCGTACTGGAACTGCGGACAACGACATCAACGCCATGTACAACATGTCGTCGGTGCCTGAAGGCTATCGAGTTAACCACTACTTGACGGACACCAATGGTTGGTTCCTCAAGACTGACATACCCAATGGCTTGAAGATGTTTGAGCGCGTCAAGCTCAAGACTTCGGCTGAAGGCGACTTTGAAACTGGCAACATGCGGTACAAAGGACGTGAGCGTTATTCCGTAGGCTGGAGCGATCCGCTTGCGATCTTCGGTAGCCCCGGCGCTTCGTAGTCAACTTAACACAGGGGGAAGGAAACTTCCCCTTGTCCCTTGTAGCGAAACATCTCATTTGACTGGCTACACAGACGTTCAAGAGACAAATGAGTTAACCTTTCTTGAAGGAGTATTTTAATGGCTAACACTTCATTTACTGGGCCTGTACGAAGCCAAAATGGTTTCGCGGGTTACAGCCCAACTGATGCGAATAATGCTTCGCTTACGCTTTCTGCCCAAGGCACTGGTGTTGTACTCAACACTTCTAGCGTTACGTTCTTTGAGGCAAACCCCACTGCGGTAACGACTACTGCGGCGGTTACTTATACGCCTGCTCAGTTGAAACTTGGATTCATCCTTCGTGACCCTAACGGCGGTGCACGTGCCGACTTGTTTCCTACGGCGGCTGATCTTCTGACCGCTGTTCCTAGTGCCGCTATTGGTACCTCTTTCATCGTTACCATTCGCAACACGGCTGATGCTGCTGAGACGATTACGATGACGACCAACACTGGACTGACTTTGAGCGGAACGATGACGATTGCTCAGAACGCGCAGAAGGACTTCTTCGTTAACTTCACCGACGTAACCACTGCTGCTGTAACGATCTACAGCATGGGCAGCACTACGTTCTAAGTCTCCAATGCGGAGTTTTAAGAAAACTTCTGGTGGTGGTATTGAATACAGGGGACATACGTTCCCTGGTTTCAACAAGCCAATAGAGTCGAGCAAACCGGAAAAGAAGAAGATGGTACTCGCCAAGGAAGGCGACAAGGTGAAGTTGATTCACTTTGGCGATTCTAGTATGGGCCATAACTATTCTGCTGCTGCACGAAAGAGTTACATGGCACGTTCTGCTGGTATCAAGGGAGCCGATTCTAAGTTGTCGGCAAACTATTGGTCACGAAAAGTATTGTGGTCTGGTCCTGGCGGGATTAAGAAACCTCCTCCAGCTAGCCAGAAGAGGAAATTATATGAATAGCGATTTACAATGTAAGAAGTTGACCGCATCTGGCACTGTATTTAATGGGCCGGGGCGTGTCGTCAGTATAGTTTCTTATACTGGTCTAGCTGGTTCATTGCAGCTAAGAGATGGTGGGGCTAGTGGAACTATCCTAGTAGACATTGATTTTCCAGCTAGCACTACGAATAGTTTTTTCTTGGGCGGTAATGGTGTTAGGTTTTCAACTAACATTTATTTGACTGTTTCCAATGTTACTTCAGCTACTATTTGCTGGGGTTAATTCATGAAAGGAAAGATCACTTCAGCCAAGCGGCAACAGAACAAAGTTGAAAAGGTAATGCACGAGTTTAAGTCTGGAAAGCTAAAGTCATCTTCTGGTGCCAAGGTTACCGATCCAAAACAGGGTATTGCTATTGCATTGTCTGAGTCTCGGAGGCTTAAGCGATGATTGGAAGATTCAACATGGGCAAGGAGATCGGAACTCCTTCGATGTCAAAGAAGAAGTCCAGCACTGGCTCGTATCCTCCATCCGCTGTCTCTAGCAAGTTCTCCAGTATCAAAACTCCAAGCATCAAAACCCCTAGTATCAAAGCGCCTAAGGTAAAGATGTCCAAGATGCAAGCGCCTAAACTTAAGAAAGGGTTCTAATGGGCTATACCAAGCCAGAGCTTAGAGAACGCATCAAGTCTCAGGTCATGGCCTCCAGTAAGGGAGGAGATCCTGGGCAGTGGTCTGCTCGTAAGGCGCAACTAGTAGCTCAGAAGTATGAGTCTGCTGGTGGTGGGTACTCCGGTAATAAGTCTAGCGCACAGAGTAGCTTGTCGAAATGGGGCAAGGAAGACTGGACCACTAAGAGTGGCAAGCCTTCTACACAAGGGCCTAAGGCTACTGGTGAGCGGTATCTCCCTAAGAAGGCGATTCAGTCCATGCCTTCTAGTGTGTATGCTGCTTCGACTAAGGCCAAGCGAGAAGACACAAAAGCAGGTAAGCAGTTTTCTAGTCAGCCAGAATCTGCGAAGAAGATTTCAAAGAGGTTCATGTAATGGCTACTTCTGGAACTGCAAATTTCAACATCAACATCCTCGACATAATCGAAGAGGCTTACGAACGAATTGGTGTTGAGATAAAGGGTGGCTACGAGATTCGTACTGCTCGTCGCAGTCTCAATCTCTTGTCGATGGAGTGGGCTAATCGTGGGTTAAACCTTTGGTGTGTTGACCAAGAGACCCTTACCCTAGTCGCAGGCACTGCTACCTATGCACTTGCCAGCGATACGATTGACGTGCTGGAGGGTGTGATTCGTACCTATGCTGGACAGACGAATCAGCAGACAGACATTGCAATTACTCCTATCTCTTTTGTTACCTACAACACGTTGCCTAATAAGCTTATCCTTGGTACACCGATTCAGTACTACGTTGCTAGGGATCAGGCCAACCCTGAGATCACGTTCTGGCAGGTGCCAGACAATACGATCTCTCGTCAGTTTGTATACTATCGTTTGCGTCGTCAGCAGGATGTTGGAACTAATTCAGACAACAACATGGATGTACCGTTTCGGTTTATCCCTGCACTCATATCTGGGTTAGCGTATCAGTTAGCCAACAAGCGCCCAGAATCATTTGCTCGAATCCCTGAATTGAAAGCTATGTACGAGGAAGACTTCCAACGTGCAGCAGATGAAGATCGTCAAAGGACTTCTGTAAGATTGATTCCTGGGGGGTATGGTTTCTAATGTTTGCTGCTGGCAAACACGCAATCGCAATGTGCGACATCTGCGCTAGGCAGGTGAAGTACACTACGCTAAAGAAATACATATACAACGAGCAATGGAATGGATTGCTTGTATGTGATGAATGTTTTGATGTCGACAACCCACAACTTAAGATCGGTAAGTATGTGCGCGGTGAGTCGATTGCACTATCCAACCCGCGAACGGATTCAACGCAAAACCCTCCGACTCGTGAGTACTTTGGTTGGAACCCTGTTTTGCCCAACAAGATATACATAATCATTGGAAAGGTTAGTATCTCTATCAGTTAAAAGGAATATATGCCCAAATTTAAAGATAAAGTAATTAGAAAAGCAGATGGTGGAAAGTATTTTCCAGGGGGAGACGAAGGTCCAGGCAACTACAACATGGCTGAAAGCGTCCGTGGGCTGTTTGCCAAAGGCTTGAACCAGAATCTTGAAAAAAAGATGTCTGACATCAATAAATTCAATGATCGGGAGGGTGGACCCCTTTCAGGATTAAAGAATATTCGGAGTTCAGTTTATTCTCCAGGGATGGCGCGTGAAGGGATTGGTGGAGACATTATTCCACTAACTCGTTCCTCGTCTTCTGGTTTGTCTGGAATGAACCTTGCTCAGAAAGCGTTGGATCAATTTGCTAAAGGCTCTAATCGTTCTACTGCCAATGCAGCAAATACCGCCGCAAAGGCAAAGTCAACTCGTGCGGCTTCTCCTGAAATGGGCAGCATTTATAATGAGCCGATTTCTGTATCTGGAGAGGGAAGCGAGGTTGAGATGGAGCGCTCGCCAAATGATTATTTGACAGCTACCTCTGATGTTATGAACTTGCCTTCCCAAAGAAGGCAATCGGAAAGCGTTCTCCAAAACGCCATGTATGATGAGGCCCCAAACACCAGCTTTCCCTCTGCCAATGTCCCTAAGACCAAATCTGGGATGAAGAAATTCATGGACCAGTACGGAAAGTTCATTGCTCTTGGTGCGTTAGCTGGGGCTGGTGGGAAGAAAGGGATGATTGCTGCTCCTATTATAGCCGCGCTTCCTGGGATCATGAAGATGCTTCAGGGTCGAGGGAAGAAGACTACAGATACTCCTGAGAAGAAGATGGCTGGTGGCGCTATCCGCAAATTCAAAGGGGGTTCTATGAACACGATGAAAGAAAATCTCGTCCCCAAGTACAAGAAGGGCGGCAACATGCCTAAGGGTATGCCTAAAGAAATGATGGCTATGATGGGCAAGAAGTATAAGAAGGGTGGTGAAATGTCTAAGGGCATGTCTCAAGGCATGATGGACATGATGGGCAAGAAGGGCAAAGCCACTGGCGACATGCCTGAGCACAAGAAGATGGATATGGGTATGCCTATTGGCAAGATGCCTGATTCTAAGAAGATGGGTATGGCAAAGCCTAAGCCGTCGAGCATGGATCAGAAGTTTGCTAAGGGTGGTACCGCCAAGTATGCTAGCGGCGGTATGTGTAAGGGCTACGGTATCGCGAAGAAAATTCGTTCTACCGGAGTAATGAATTAATCAGTTACACTTGAGAGCAAGCCAGTATGACATACGCTGAACTCAAAGAGCAAATACAAGATTACGTCCAGTCAAATGAAACAACCTTTCTTTCTAATCTGGATGGGATTATTCAGCTAGCTGAACAGCGTATCAATAGTGATGTAAAATCTCCTGACTCTAGAGCTACCGCGACTGGAACTGTAACAACTCAAACGATCACAACTCCTAGCGATTTTGATACGGCATTGAGTTTGTTCGTGAGTATATCAGGTCTTCAAACTGGCTTGCTTCTTAAAGACCCTTCTTATCTTACTGAGGCGTATGGAGTCACCTCTTCCTCTGTAGGATCGACTGGAGCGCCTGCTTATTATGCAATTCAATCTGCTGGTGCTGCCTCTACAACTATAACTATCGCCCCATCGGCGAATCAGTCATACGCCTATACCTTGTATTATTTGAGGGCACCAGTCACGATTGTTGGCGTTAGCAGCAATACTACTTGGTTAAGCACTAAATTCCCACAAACGCTGTTGTATGGTTGTCTGGTTGAGGCTTATTCGTTCCTGAAGGGAGAGCCACAGATGCAACAGCAGTACGAGAAGCTATATCAGCTTGGCATGATTGAACTCAAGAAATTGTCTGAAGGCGATCAGCACATGGATAACTACCGCAATACTGACATCAAGAGGAACATCGGATAATGGCTTTCACTGGAAGTTCTGTAACAAACTCATTCGAGAATCAGTTGTTCCTCGCGGTTCACGACTTCACTACTGATGTAATCAAGGTTGCACTGTACACGAGCAGCGCCACTATCGACAACTCTACTACTGCGTATAGCGCCACTAACGAAGTCTCTGGCACTGGTTACACTGCTGGGGGTAACACTCTTGCGCCTACTGTTACTCAAATAGGGAACTATGCGGTGCTGGATTTTGCAGACACTAGCTGGACTGCTGCTACGTTTACCTGTCGTGGTGCGTTGGTATACAACTCGTCGAAATCTAACAAGTCGATATTCGTCCTGGACTTTGGGACGAACAAGACTGTCACTGCTGGCACTCTGACTATTCAATTCCCAACTGCTGATGTGAACAACGCCATTGCCGTCATTAGCTCTGTGACCAATTAATGCCTTCTACATATACTTCAAATAATAAGATTCAGAAGATTGCAACTGGAGAACAGTCCGGTACTTGGGGAAGCACTACCAATACCAACTTTGATTTGTTCGACACGGCGATAGATGGATTCGTTGCTGTTGCAATTACTGGCACAACGCACACGTTGAACATCCCTGATGGATCAGCAGCAGATGGGCGTAATAAGGTCTTGTCGTTTACTGGCGCACTCACTGCTGCGAACACTGTCAGCGTCACGCCTAACACTGTCAAGAAGCATTATTTCGTACAGAACAACACGACTGGCTCTCAGAACGTAATCATCTATCAGGGGTCTGGTTCTACTGTAACGATCAAGCCTGGGTACTCTTCTGTTGTTTATCTTGATGGCGCTGGTGGTAGTGCCTCTGCTAAAGAGGTGCTTACTAGCCTTAAGCTGACTGCATTGCTTGAGGCTACTGGTGTGGTCTTTGTTGGATCTACCTCAGGCTCGACGACCTTACAGGCAACAGCTACTGCCTCTGGTACGCTTACGATGCCTGCGGCTACAGATACTCTTGTTGGTAAAGCGACTACTGATACGTTCACGAACAAGACTCTGGATACCGCTGGCACAGGTAATGTCCTTCGTATTAATGGGACTCAGGTTAGTGCGGTAACAGGCACTGGATCTGTTGTGCTGGCAACGTCGCCTACTCTGGTCACTCCTGCTATTGGGACTCCAACGTCAGGTACACTGACAAGCTGCACTGGTCTACCTATCTCTACCGGGGTATCTGGGCTTGGCAGTGGGGTAGCGACATTCCTTGCTACCCCTTCTAGTGCCAACTTAGCATCTGCCGTAACGGATGAGACGGGTAGTGGAGCTTTGGTATTTGCTACCAGCCCGACCTTAGCCACTCCACTATTAGGCACCCCTACCTCTGGCACTCTGACTAACTGTACTGGCTTACCAGTCTCTACTGGAGTAAGTGGATTAGGTACTGGAGTTGCAACATTCCTTGCAACACCTAGTTCAGCTAATCTTGCGACTGCTGTCACAGGAGAAACTGGGACTGGGGCGTTGGTGTTTGCTACTGGTCCAGTTTTAGTAAGTGCATCTCTTACTACATCTGATATTGGTACGCCTTCTTCTGGCGTTCTGACGAACTGCACGGGCCTCCCTATCGCTACTGGAGTGAGTGGATTAGGTACTAGCGTAGCGACGTTCTTAGCTACGCCGTCGTCTGCGAATCTTGCGGCTGCTGTCACTGACGAGACTGGCAGTGGGGCATTA